TCCTTGTAAGATGACTTATGAAGGGAAAGGTGGAAAACAACACAACGCTGCGGTTCTTGCCGACAAGATTGGTATGGGTATTAACCAAAGAATTTCAGGTTCAAGAAAATCAGATTCAAAACATGAAAACACATTGATTATTATTAATCAGCCATGGGTTGAACTTCCTGATAATCCATTTGGTCAACCAAAAATTAAGGCAAAAGGTGGTGAAGCGATTTGGTTGAACTCATCTTTGGTATTCTTATTTGGAAACCAAAAAGGCGCTGGAACCAACAAGATTTCTGCAACAAAAGACAAACGTACAGTAAAGTTTGCAATTAGAACTAAGGTATCTGTACTTAAAAACCATATTAATGGTTTAGGTTATGAAGATGGTAAAATCATTGTAACACCACACGGATTCTTGGCCGGTAAAGATGCTAGCGAAGAAAAAGTTTCAATAGAATCGTATAAAAAAGAATATGCTGAATATTGGAAAGAAATCATCGGTGTTGATGGTGATTTTGATTTGAAAGAGGAAGTTGAACCAGCATAATAAAAAATTGTGAAGACACTTTTAGTAGATGGAGATAACTTATTTAAAATCGGATTCCATGGAGTCAGAGATTTATTTGTTGAAGGAAACCACATTGGGGGTGTCTTCCACTTTCTCAATGCCTTGCGTAAGCAGGTGGACGAACACAATTACGACAGGGTTATCGTATTTTGGGACGGTGACGACAACGCAGAACCAAGACGTAAATTATATCCTAACTATAAGTTAAATCGTAGACAAGGTATGAACGAGTATAAACTTGAATCATACCACGAACAAAAACAAAGAGTTAAAGAATACCTTGAAGAATGTTTTGTTAGACAAATCAAGGTTAATGTTTGTGAGGCAGATGATTTAATTGCTTACTATTGTAGTATTGCAAAAGATGAAACAAAAATCATTTTTTCCGCTGACAAAGACTACGTACAACTCATTGATGAAAAAACATCAATATATTCACCAATTGCCAAAGTAACATATAAACTTGGTGATAAGGTTAAGATTGGTAGTCACGAATTTCCACACTATAATGTAATAACATTAAAAATATTAACTGGTGATAAGTCAGATAATATTAGTGGTATATACCGTCTTGGAGATAAGACATTAGTTAAGCTATTTCCTGAGGTACTTGATTCGGTGATTACTTATGAGTATATTTTGTCTAAGTCAAAAGAACTTTTAGAACAAGACGAAAAGAACACAACTTTAAAAAATATATTAAGTGGAAAAACAAAAGAAGGTGAATTCGGTCAAGAATTCTACAAAACAAACGAGAAAATTGTGGACCTTAAAAATCCAATTATTTCTGATGAAGGCAGGTCAGTGGTTGAACAATATTTTTCCGATACACTAGACCCCGAAGGTAGGGGTTACAAAAACCTAATACGTATGATGATGAATGATGGGTTCTTCAAATACCTCGGCAAGAGTGATGATGAATTCATTAAATTTATCAACCCATTTATGAAATTAACAAGAAAAGAAAAAAGACAACACAAAAACAATAACCAAAATTAATTAATTATGAAAGAAGTAGATGTAATTAAGATGGAGTTTTTAATAACTCTAAACAACAACATTGTAATCCAACGTTACTTTAATGTAAGAGGTTACAACCCAACAGCTAGAGCTTCAATGGAACTCTACGAGTACATTAAGTACCTTACAAACGCTTTTGCTTACGACCAAAAGATGCGTTCAGTATGTTATTTAATGGACAACGAATATGAAATTAGTGAAGACCCGACTATTTTGGAAACGTCAAATACTGATGGTCCTGAGGTGTTTAACTTTTATGTTAAGGTTGGAGAACAGACAATTTGTCATAGAGTGTTGGATGCGAAAGTTTTCCCACCTAAAATAAGATACACCGTAGATATACGCCAGCAAGTAAAAACTGTACTTAGGGACCTAACTGACATTTTTTCAGCTGAAAATTTAACTACGAATTATATGAACTATAGCCTTGTTTAAGGTATTTATCAGAACACTAAAAAGGGAGCAAACAAACTATGTCAAATAAGAATTTTGAATATCTAGGTAACACATTTCAAATACAACTTTTAAATCAAATTATTGTAGATAAAGATTTCGCACATTCTATCATTGATGTAATTGAACCGACTCACTTTGAAAACAAATATTTTAAAACATTACTTCAATTAGTTAAGGAGTATTATTCAAAGTACGATTGTACTCCTTCTTTTGAGACTCTATCACAAATGGTGAAAAGTGAGTTTCCACAAGAGTTAATGTTGAAAATTTTGAATGATACAATCAAACAAATCCAAAACGCTCCAACTGAAGGTTCTTCTTTTGTACAGGAAAAATCATTAAAATTCTGTAAACAACAAGAACTACAAAAAGCTATTACCAAATCACAAAAGATATTGGATAGTGGTGAGTTTGAAAATTACGATAAACTTGAAGAGTTAGTAAGAGCGGCACTTCAAGTTGGAGAAACAGGAAACAAATTTGAAGATGTATTTAACAATCTTGATGACGTTTTAAATGAAGATTTCCGTCATCCAATACCAATGGGTATTGTTGGTATTGATAAACTGTTAAAAGGTGGTTTAGCTAAAGGGGAATTGGGTGTTATATTAGCTCCAACAGGAGTTGGTAAAACAACAATTTTAACTAAAATTGCGAATACGGCTTTTAATAACGGATACAATGTTTTACAACTTTTCTTTGAAGACAACCCTAAAGTAATCCAAAGAAAACATTTTACAATGTGGACAGGAATTGCTCCTGATGATTTACCAAATCATCGTGAGGAAGTATTGGAAAAGGCAAGACAGGTAAAAGAAGAAATGACTAATAAATTGTTTCTTAAAAAATTACCTTCAGACCAATACACAATGACACAAATTAAAAATATGATTCGTAAAATGATTGCTGATGGACATGGTATTGATATGATTGTGTTAGATTATATTGATTGTATAGTTCCTGATAGGAACTTGGGTGATGAGTGGAAAAGTGAGGGTTCAGTTATGCGCGGATACGAAGCGTTATGCCATGAATTGGGAGTTGTCGGATGGACGGCAACACAGGGTAACAGAAGCTCTATATCTTCTGAGGTTGTTACCACCGACCAAATGGGTGGTTCTATTAAAAAAGCACAAGTAGGTCACGTTATCATTTCCGTGGCAAAGACTTTACAACAAAAAGAAATGAACTTGGCAACCATAGCTATTACCAAATCTCGTGTTGGTAAAGATGGTGTTATTTTTGAAAACTGTAAGTTCAATAACGAATTATTAGATATTGACACTGAAAGTTCTGTAACTTTCTTAGGATTTGAAGAAAAGAAAGAAGAACAAAAACGTGACAGAATTAAAGAACTTATGGAAAAAAGAAAAGAACGAGAACAAACACAAATTTAAATAAATCTTATTAAAAAAAATAAAATGGATAACCTAGTTGATATGGTGTTAAAAGAGCATCGCTATGTAACAAAAAGAAGCGGTGACAAAGTAATATTTGAATCAGACAAAATTAAAAACGCGGTTTTAAAGGCTATGGAAAGTGTCGGTAAAGTTGACGTTGAAATGGCTGAAAAAATTGCAAGATTGGTAAAGAAAAGTATCTTTAGAGAAGATAAAGACAGAGTTCCACATGTTGATGAAATTCATGATACTGTGGAAAATAAACTTATGGATAATGGTTTAAATGATGTTGCTAAAGAATATATTATATACCGTTCACAACATCAACCAAATATCTTCACAAAAAGAATTGCTTTAAAACCATATGAATACCCTAATTTGGTAGAATATGTTGATGCTATTAGACATTCATATTGGGTACATACAGAATTTAATTTCACATCGGATATCCAAGACTTTAAAGTTCATTTGAATGAAAAAGAAAAAACATCAGTACAAAGAGCTATGTTGGCGATTTCACAAATTGAAATTGCAGTAAAAACATTTTGGGGCGACATCTATAAGAAATTACCAAAACCTGAAATTGGAAATGTTGGAGCAACTTTCGCTGAATCAGAGGTAAGACACGCTGATGCTTATTCACACCTAATTCAATTGTTGGGATTAAACAAAGAGTTTGAAAATCTTCTTGAAGTACCAGCAATTCGTAGAAGAATTAAGTATTTAGAAAAATCAATTACAAATGCTAAATCAGTTGAAAATCAAGATTATTTTGAGTCTATTATATTATTCTCAATGTTTGTTGAAAACGTATCATTATTTTCTCAATTCTTGGTTATTATGTCATTTAATAAACACAAGAATGTTTTAAAAGGTATGAGTAATGCTGTTGAGGCTACATCTAAAGAAGAGAATATTCACGCTGAGTTTGGTTTTGATTTAATTAATTTAATTAAAAAAGAAAATCCATCATGGTGGTCAAATGAATTAATTGAAGATTTGGTAGATGCTACCCGTGACGCTTACGAAGCTGAAAAAGAAATAGTTGAATGGATTTTTGAAAAAGGTGATTTAGATTTCCTTTCAAAGGCACAAACATTAGAGTTTATCAAACATAGATTCAATACGTCCTTGAATAATATCGGAATTGATAGTATATTTGAAATCAACCAAAGTTTGTTAGAAACAACCGAGTGGTTTGATGACGAAATTTTAACTACAAAACATACTGACTTTTTTAACAAAAGAAGTATTAATTATAGTAAGAAAAGTAAGTCAATAACGATGAACGATTTATTTTAAAATTATTAGATTATAAGATATGGAAAACAGAAAACCTTTTGAATGGATTAACGATGAATCAATTACATTCCTCCGTAGAGGGTATTTGAGTGAAGGTGAAGAACCTTTGGATAGAATTAGAACAATTGCTAATCATGCGGAAAAACTTCTTGGAATGGAAGGGTTTGCGGATAAATTTTATGAATATATGGGTAAGGGATGGTATTCATTATCATCACCTGTGTGGGCTAATTTTGGTAAAAAGAGAGGTTTACCGGTTAGTTGTTTTGGTTCAAACATTGGTGACAACATTGAATCAATCTTATTCACCCAAGCTGAAGTTGGTGAAATGAGTAAAATGGGTGGAGGTACTTCAGGATATTTTGGTAATATCAGAGGAAGAGGAGCGGCAATTACAGATAATGGACATGCACCTGGTTCAGTTCATTTTATGAATTTGTTTCAAAGTGTTGTTGATAATATTTCACAAGGTTCCACACGTAGAGGTCGTTTTTCACCATACCTTCCTATTGAACATCCAGATATTATGGAATTCTTGGAAATTGGAACAGAAGGATTCCCAATCCAAGAATTAACACATGCGGTTACCGTTACTGACAAGTTTATGGAGGAAATGGTAAATGGTGATAAAGAAAAGAGAGCTGTTTGGGCTAAAGTAATTCAACGTAGAGGAGAGATTGGTTACCCTTATATTATGTTTGCGGATACCATGAACAATAAAGCACCTCAAGTATATAAAGACAAGGGAATGAAGATTAACAATTCTAACCTATGTTCTGAAATTGCTTTACACAACTCAGAAGATGAATCATTTGTTTGTGTTTTATCATCAATGAACGTACTTCATTATGATGAATGGAAAGATACTGACGCGGTTGAATTAATGGTTTATTTCTTAGATGCTGTTGTTACTGAATTTATATCAAAAATAGATGACCTAAGACAAATGGGTACTATTGAAGGTCAAAGAGCGTTTTTATATTTAGAAAGAGCTTATAATTTCGCTAAAAGACAGAGAGCTTTGGGTCTTGGTGTTCTTGGATGGCACTCACTACTCCAATCTAAAGGATTACCTTTTGATAGT